TAAAATTTGGTACATCCAGTGCCGAAAGTTTAACTTTGTCTTTTTGGGTTAGAAGCAATAAAACAGGAACCTATGCAGTTTGGTTTTATGCAGATGTAGGAAATAAATCATTTTCAAAAACCTATACAATAGATAGTGCTGATACTTGGGAAAAGAAAACAATAACTATTAATGGTGATACTGCTTCTAGTTTTAGTAATAATAACAGTATCGGTTTAAGAATTAATTGGTATTTAGCAGCGGGTACAACATACACATCAGGAACTTTACCTACTGATTGGCAAACAGACTCCAATGGTGATAGAGCAGTCGGTCAAGTAAACCTAGCCGACAGTACATCTAACGAATGGTACATCACAGGAGTACAACTAGAAGTCGGTACATCTGCTAGTGACTTTGAGTTCATACCTCATGATGTTCAATTACAAAGATGTTATAGATACTATGAAAAAATTGGAACTAATGGAGAAGTATATAAACCTATTGGGGTTGGAGTTAAAGTTAATACAGACCACACATATACAAATATTTTCTTTAGAACAATAAAAAGAACAAATAATCCAACCTTTTCTTTTAGTAATTTAGTATCAACTGATAGGCAATCTACAGATGCAGATTGCACAGATATTGATGCAGCTTATACAGATAGTCATGGAGTTCATGTAAGATTTTCACATTCAGCTTATGGTGCAGCTAGAGATGCAGCTTTAATAACAGGTGACCCAAGTACCACACCTTCATACTTCATAGCAGATGCGGAGTTATAAATGATACAAACAGTTAAAAAACAATACGAAGATAATTATGACGGAACAAAAAAGTTTAGTAATCTTTACAAAGTAACTTACGAAAATGGTGAGGTTTTATATGTTTTTCATTCAGAAGAAAACCGCCACTACCAAGAAATACTAGAATGGGTAGCGGAAGGAAACACAATTACAGATAATGGGGGTGGTGAGTAATGGCATACATAGGCAAAAGTCCAACACAAGGTAGATTCATCCTCTTGGATGATATCTCAGGTAGCTTTAATGGTTCATTAACATCCTTCACCTTACAATCAGGTGCAGTCAATGTTTTACCTGAGAATGAACAGAATTGTATTATTAGTATTTCAGGGGTTGTTCAGTATCCGAATGACGCATACACCATCAGCGGTAGCACAATAACATTCACATCCGCTCCATTATCCAGTGATACATTTAGTGGTGTGGTTTTAGGGAATGTCTATGATATTGGTACACCCAGTGATGCATCCGTTACAGCCTCCTCTTTAGGTTCAACATATTATTCCGTCAACAATCAGACCTTTACAGACATTACAGTAACATCAAATAAAAACGCTATAGTCGCAGGACCGATTACAGTATCAGGCACATTGACTATTGCATCAGGGAGTACATTCGTAATCGCATGAGTACATTAGAAGTAAATACAATTAACCCTCAATCTGGAACAACTATTACGATTGGTGGTAGTGGAGATACAGTAACACTAGGCAGTGGTGCAACACAGAGTGGATTTGGTGGAGTTAATACTCCTAGTTTTTTTGCTACAGCTTCTTCACAAACAACAATAGGTAATTCTACTTGGACACAAATAACTTTAAACTCTGTTTCCTATGACACAGATAGTGCTTTTTCTAGTAATACATTCACTGTTCCAACAGGCAAAGGTGGTAAATATTTATTCACTTGGCAAATAGTTTTTGAAAATATGAATGACCACGATTGGACTGAATCTACATTATATATAAATGGCTCTATAAATAACTATTCATATAGAAGCCAACAAACATCTTTTCCTACAAATGGTTTTCCAGGACATAGCTTTGGTTCTGTAATTCTTACTTTATCTGCTGGCGATACAGTTAAACTTTATGGTTCACATGATTTAGGAACTAATACCACAACAACTAATTCAAAAACATTTCTTTCAGGATTTAAATTAATAGGAGCATAGATGAGCATATTAAAAGTTAATACAATACAGGATAAGGGTGGCAATACTATTATCTCTAGTGATGGTGCTGGTAATTTAACACAATCATTTGCGGCTAATACTCCAGCATTTAGAGCAAGGTTATCTAGTAATCAATCAGTAAGTGGCTCAACATGGACTGTTCTTTCTTTAGCTACAGAAGATTTTGATATTGGTAGTTATTTTGATACTTCTACTTATAGATGGACACCTCCATCAGGTAGATATGTTATAAATGGTCAAGTTAGATTATCTACAGGTATGTCTTATATGTATGTTGCAATTTACAAAAATGGAACAACAGAACAAGTAATGGCTCAAATTGATGCATCGAATGCTGGTATTCAAAATATTAGTGGAATCATAGAACCAAACGGAACTGATTATTATGATTTAAGATGTTATCTAGCGAGTAGTGGAACTATAGCTGCTGGATATGGTTTTACATTTATGGGTGGATACAAAATTATAGGAGCATAAAATGAGTAGCATAATAAAAGTAAATACATTTCAAGACGCAAACGGAAATGCTCTATTCTCATCTGATGGTAGTGGTAATGTAACAACAAGTGCAAGTGGATTACAGAATACTCCAGCTTTTTATGGTCAATTAGCATCAAGCCAAGTTGTTTCAAGAAACACTCAAACTAAATTGACTGGTATGACAGCACAAGAAATAGATACAGATAGTGCTTTTGACGGAACTACTTTTACAGTTCCTAGTGGTAAAGCTGGTAAATATTTTATTTATACAGGAGTATTTGCAAACTTTAGTGACTGTGGAAACGATGGTGAAACAATACAATTAAATATATTTAAAAATTCAAGTTCTTTTAAAGAAGGAAAATACTCATCAGCAGCAAATAATCAGTTGATATTTTTCCCTGTTTATCTTGGAATAACAATGGATTTGTCTGTAGGAGATACGATAGAAGCGTATGTTCTTTTAGCAGATGCTTCTGCAAATACAGGAATGAAAGCACAAGAAGGTCAAACATTTCTTGGTGGATATAAATTAATAGGAGCATAACATGGCAATAACTCGGATTATAACACCTTCCATTACTGATGATGCAGTGGATAACACAAAGCTAGACTTAGCTTCTAACTATGCCTTCACTGGTACTGTGAGTGGTGCGAGTGATTATGTAAAAATTACAGAAACAGTTTTAACATCTGATGCAACATATGTTAGTTTTACATCAAGTGGTTCCCCTAATATATTCAGTTCTGATTATAAAAAACTTCATTTTTATTTTAGTAATTGGAAAGGTAGTGGTACTACAACAGATAATGCAAATTTAAAATTTAATGTTTCTACTGATGTTGGTGCAAATTATAATATAGCTAAAACATCTTGTTTTACTCAAGCATATCATAATGCTTCAGGTGCTGGAGGTGCTATTGGATATGAAACAGGCTATGATTCTGCTGGTTCAACAGGAGATATAAATCTTATAGCAATATTAGGAGCAAATACAGATAAAAGTAATGGTTTGATGCTTACACTAGAGCAACCACATTCAACAAGTTCTTGGAAATCATATAGTTGTTTTACGTCAGTTATAACTGGAGGAGCAGTTTCCAATACTTATAATTACAGCACTATAACAACAGGTAATATTCAAACAACCTCTGCTATTTCAGGAATTAGATTTACAATAGTAAGTAATGCTGGAAGTCCTGAAACAGGAGTAAAAGCTGGAGCCATACTATCAGTGTATGGAGTTAAATAATGATTAAATATGTAAATGGAATAGAAATAAATTTAACAGATGCAGAAATTGCAGAAATAAATTCAACTTATACAGCAGAATATTCTTATAATTTTAATATGCAAATTTTAAGAGCAAAAAGAAATCAACTACTAGCAGAAACAGATTGGGTAGTTTTACCTGACAGTCCTATTGCAGATAAGACTGCTTGGGAAACTTATAGAACTCAACTGAGAGATATAACCAATGGATTAACTACTGTTGAACAAGTCGAAGCAGTCGTATTCCCAACAAAACCTAATTAAAGGAGAAAACAAATGGCACAACTAAGTACAAAAATAAAAGAGTATCTAAAGGCTAACTCAGTAAACGAGGTGGACTTTACTACTGATGTTCTTTTACAAGATGATGGTCAAGGTGCATACATTAAAGAGTGGAATATCTCAGGTGTATCTAAGCCGTCTGATAGCGACTTATCTGCTGTTGAATCTGCTGCTAATACTGCTGAAGCTAATGCTCAAGTAGTGGCTACTAGAACATCTCTTTATGGCTCAATCGGTGAACAGATTGAGTACATAACAGAGAATGGTTTAGATGCATGGCAAACTAAAGTAGCACAGATTAAAGCTGATAATCCAAAATCATAAATGAAATATTTAGTATTAGTTTTTATACTATTAAGTGGATTAGCTTATGGTGAAACTAATACCGTATCCAGTACCGTTACTGGAACAACAACAGTAGACAAAACACCAAGCACAGCTTCAGCACCTAGTGTCATCGTGAATAATCAAGACGTATGTACAACAGGTGCAAGTGCCGCAGTTCAAACACAGATACTCGGTATTGCAGGTGCAACAGTGAATACTGATGAGAACTGTGAACGACTAAAATTATCAAGAAGTCTATATGGTATGGGTATGAAAGTGGCCGCAGTATCCGTACTCTGTCAAGACCCTCGAGTATTTGATGCGATGGAAATGGCAGGAACACCTTGTCCTTACTTTGGAACAATAGGGGAAGTGGCTCAAGCAGGATGGGATAGTCATCCTCACCACAAACCTCATGCAATCATAGAGAAAGAGAAAATTGATAAGAAAAATAAAATTACTAGTGGCATCACTTTGGGTTCTTTGTTGCTACTCATTTTACTCTAACGCATACGAACAACAATATTACGTAGGTGATACTGGACCTAATAGTGGAACAGTTACGAGTGTTGTATTAAACTCAGTACTATCCGATACCTCTGTGGAAATGGTAGGTGACTTTGAAGAAACAACCTACACATATGTTTATACAGAAACAGTAGTAGAAGATGTACAGACAACACAACAAGTAACAACTACGACTTATGAAACTGTAGAACAAACTACGGGTGATATAATTAATAACACTAATCTAACTGATGGCAGTGTTACTTGTACAACCCAAGGTACAGGAGTTTATTATGACCCTAATGGATGTGGAAGTCATGTTAGAATTTGGGATGACGGACATATCTCTAATGATGGTGGATTTCAGTTTCAAACAGATTTAGATAACTATTTAACACAAGATGAAATCAATTATGGTTTTGATGTTACAGCTTCTAATGATGTGTATACCAGTTCTAATACAACTAACTGGTCTATTACTTTAAAAGTTATTGACCCTACAACAGGAAATGATACGCAAACATCCTATAGTTGGTTATTAAATCAAGGATGGAACAATAATCTTAGTGTTACCTTAGAAGTACCTGAAAATAATTATAGTTCGAATAGCATATTATACTCAACATTTTATGGTACAGATGTTAATGGTATTAACTGGACTATTACTCCAACAAACTTTTATACGAGTATAGACTACTTTGAACTAGCTCAAGTGATTAGTACGATTGAACAGATTATTACTAATCAGATTGAAACATCTCTAACGACTACAGAGTATGAAACTGATTCTGTTTATATACCACCTGTTATGGTAGATGTGTATGAACCAGTTATAGAAACCGTAGCAGATTTTACAATAGAAGTTTCTACAGAATTTGATTCCTTTGAAATGAATTTTGAAGTTACTGAATCTGACAGTGGCGATATGCAAATTGAAATCTCTAGTATGGATGAAAGTGGGGATATGGAAATAGAAGTCATTGAAGTAGAAATGGAAGAGACTTCACCTGAACCTCAACAAGAACAAGAAGCAGAGGAAGAGCAAGAAGAAAGCGAAGAATCTTCTGATGATACTAAAAAAGAATCTACTTCTAAGTCTACAAAAGAAAAAGTAGCAGAAGTAATAATGGCAAAAGTAATGGAGACTGCAGATACTGTTGCTATCAATAACACAAAATTAGCAGTCATGGCATCTTTAGCAGATACCGAAGGATTTAGTGAGTATCAAGCTAAAGCATTACAAGATGCTGAGTTATACATAAGTGAAATTATGTATGGTAATGAACAACTTGTAGACCCTTATGCCCAACCTTATAGCATGGCACAAGACTACATTATGGAACAAATGGTAAATCAACAATATGGCAGAAATTGAATTTGCAGGATTAAAGTTTAAAGGTGGGAAAATGGTGGGTATTATTATTGCCCTATCTACACTTGTCGGTGGACTTTATGGTGCATTTGAAGTCTATAAAGATTACCAAGATATGAAAGCAAAGATACAAGAATATACTGCACCTGACCTTACATATATAGAACAAGAAATAGCAGTATTAAAAACAGAGATTGATAGTGTGTTAGATGAAGTAACAATTGTGGCTGACGTTGCTAAGGAATTAAAGAATGACCTAAAAGCTGATGTTAGACGTATTGAAACAATTGTAGAAGACGTAGAACAAAGAGTAAAAGAGGATTCAAGAGAACAGGATAAAGAGTTAAAGGAACTAAAAAAAGAACTTGAACTGATTATCCAGAAAGCCCTGAATAACCCCTTAAATGCCCTTAATTAATCTAAAGGAGAAACGTATGTCATTAAAAAAACTAGAAGAAGAAGTTTCTAAACTTCGCAAAGATAACAAAGTATTGAGAGCAGAGAATAAAGAATTAGAAACACATAATAAATTTCTACTGGATAGATTAGAAACATGGGCAGAAAGAAATTTTCAAGAAAGACAAAAGTGGATGAACATGACCGTAGATGAAGTCATTGCAATTAACAAAAATAAACCTGACTATGCTAAGGAAAAAGAATTAGCAAAAGCATGGGATGAACAAAGTGAACGTGTATCTAAAATGAAGGTGGCAAACGGATGAACTTAGACCTGAAAACAGTATTACCTTATTTAGTATTATTGGTAACGATTGGTATGACTTGGGGTATGTTTTCAGAAAGACTCGATGCAGTCGAATCTAAAGTCGATGCAGTCACCCAAATGCAACAGGATATAGCAGTAATAAAAGAAAAGATTATGTGGATGGAAGCATACTTAATTAAAGGGAGTAATTAATGGCATTAAAAGAATTTACGGAATTACCAAATGATTTACAGCAAAAGTTTGGAAGTGCAGAAGAGTATAGAAAAGCTATGGAACAAATCAATCCTGTGCCTATGCCTTCTTCAGACCAAATGGATGCTAATAATGGTTTAACTCCACAAACAACTTTAACTGACCCTTCTCAATATGTACAGGCCCAAGTCGGTGCAGCAGTTACTCAACCTACATTACCTCAAGGTACATCCGTATTACCTAATCTCGCATTACAACAAGTTACTCCTGAGACATTACAAACAACTCCTGGATTAGAAGGTCAAGTACAGGCCGTTACTCCCACAACTACTGTAGCCCCAACAATTCCTACAACAGAAGCCCCAAGTGCTACACAAATTCAACAAGCCCAAGTAACTACTGCCCCTCAATATCAAGCAGTCACCACTGGTGCTGTACCTCAAATGGTAGCAGAGACAGGTGTTGTAACTCAACCTATGGTGGCGGCTCAAGAAGACTTAACAGCCTTACCACCGGAAGCAACCGTTCAAGGTCAACTCGCTAATATTTCCAAAGCCATAGAACAATCTGTATCTGAAGGTAAACCTTTACCTGCTTTTGCTCAAGGTGCAAAAAGATTAGTCGATGCCGCCATGCAACAGCGAGGTTTAAGTGCATCGAGTATTGCCGCTGAGGCTTTAGCAACAGGTGTCTTACAATCATCTATTCCAATTGCTCAACAAGATGCACAATTTTATCAACAAGCAGTATTTCAAAACTTAAACAATAGACAACAAGCTGCCGTTTTAAATGCTCAACAGTATTTCCAAATGGATATGGCCAACTTATCCAATAGACAACAAGCAAGTTTAACAAACATACAATTAAGACAACAGTCTATGTTATCTAACCAAGCAGCAGAAAATGCTTCACTACAATTCAATGCACAGAGTCAAGCACAAACAGACCAATTCTTTTCGAGTTTACAAACACAAATTGCTACTAACAATGCGACAAGACAAGATGCAATGAAGCAGTATACTTTAGCTGAAGCTAATAAAATTGCCGCTCAAAATGTACAAAATGAAATTGGTGTATCAGAAGCCAATGCTCAAAGAGAAGCTACTATCAATCAGTTTAATGCTCAACTAGAAGACCAAAGACAAAGATTCAATGTAGAGAATCAGAGATTAATTGACCAATCCAACGTAACATGGAGACGTAGTATTAATACATCAAACACTGCCTCTATTAATGCGGCGAATCAAACAGATGCACAAAATCTTTTAAACATATCTAACTTCGGTTTATCTGCACTATGGCAACAATGGAGAGATGAGGCCTCTTGGATTAATACAGCATCAGAAAATTCAAAAGACAGGGCCCATAATATTGCGATGGCCGCTCTAGAAAGAGAAGCAGAATTAGAATTATTAGACGAAGAATCTAAAGGACAATTAAATACTATTATCGGAGCAATAGGTTTAGAAATATTTAGTAAGGCAATATCATAAGGAGTAAACATGGCTTTAGGAATCGGTGAAATATTAGGAATAGGGGCGAGTATATTAGGTCGCTCATCAGCTAGTGCAAAATCAGGAATGACTGCCGCAGAGGCAAAGCTAGCCTATGATTTTGAAGAATATAAAATGCCTGTAGGAAAACCTGAACAAGCTGTTCCTGTTAAATTTGGACAATCTTCAGCCCAGTATTCAGAGTTTTTACAAGCGTGGGATAATTTTTTAAATAACGATTATGCCGAAATGGCTAAAAGGATAATAGGATAATGGCATTAGAAAGACAACAAAATCCCTTTGACGCACCTATTCCTGGGCAATCTTTAACAGATACACCCAAGAACTATGTGTGGGAAAATCCTCCAAGATTTACCAACAAAGAAGATGCGGCAAATTTTATATGGCAAAGACTTCAACGAAAACCTACATTAACAAAAATTATTTTAATGTTAGAAACAGGTATGTCTGTAGAAAGTATTACACGAGTAATCGTATTTTCTGGATTCGTAGAAGGTGAGTTTAATGTAGACTTAGCTATTATCATTACACCTGTAGTACAAAAAATGGTACTAGCTATCGGTAAAGCCGCAGGTATAGAGAAGATTAAATTAAGTAAACCAAAAGCAAAAGAGACAAAACAACTCTTAAAGAATTTATATAAAACAAGAAACTTTGCTAGAGATATAAACGATATGGAAAAAAATAAAAAGAAACAAGAGGAAGAATCAGAAGAAGAACCAAAAGGTTTAATGGCAAAGAAGGGAGATGAATAATGGGATTGCTTAGTTCAAAAACATTAAGGCAATTAGCTATAGGTGCAGGAACACAATTAGCGTATCGTATGGATGAAGCTAGAAAAAGTGGTGAACAAGGTTTAGAAGATTTAAAAGTAGCTAGAAAAGAAGTAGATGAGGAAGTAGCTAATATTAAAAAGAATTATGATTCTGCTTTAACTGTTGGTGCATCTGTTGGCGGTGGAACATTTGCTAATTTCTTGTTTGGAACAAATGATATTGAATATATCGCAGCTCTTGGACAAATGGCTCCTGATAATAGAAACGATGCTATTTCTGAATTAAAGAAAAATTTTGAATCTTTACCTAAAGAAGAAAGAGATAAGTTTGAAGACTATACAAAAGTATCTAAACAAAAGTTTTCTTCAGATATTAATTCTTCTAAGATTAAAAATGGATTACAGGTTACAAACAATATGGGTACAAACACTACAAACTTTTTATCTAAGTTAATGTTTGAAGCACCTAAAGATATAAAAGAAAAACAAGAAGCTGTTGTATCAGGATTCCAAGAACCTGAAATACAACCTCCTACTCCCGTAACAGGTGGCTATGAAGCTATTAGACCATCAACATCAGCTATCACTATTGACCAAGGAGATATACTATCATATTTAAAAAATACAATTGACACCTTAGGTTTTAGTGATAAAGAAGCAAGAGCAAACTTTGAAGCTGACTACAATACTTTAGTGACAGGAGACCCTGCATCTAAAGCTAGGGTAGTACAGAAGTATTACTATCCAGTTTATCAAACTAAAGTGCCAATATCACCTACCTCATCCGCAGTAACGGGCCAACCCGATGTAGCGGAAGATTGGCAAGATTATTTTAAACCGAATTACACAGACACTAATACTTAGGAGATACAATGCCTAATATAAGGATGCCCGATGGTATAGTCGTTAAATTTCCTGACGATATGCCAAAGGAAGAAATACAAAAATTAATAGAGGATAAGTATAAAACTCTACAAAAAGAAGACAATCAAGATAAAGAACTTGATGATGAATCTATTGGTATTGGTGAATCAATAACTGATAAATCTACTACACTTGGTTCTCGAGTGTATAACATGTATAGGTATGGCATCGAATCAGGATGGAACGCCTATGAATCTACAGCACAACAAGCCTTTGCAAATATCCCCGGATTATTTTTAACAGCAGAAGAACAAAAACAAGCTAGACTAAAAGATGCACCCAAAGAAGAGGGTGGCAGATTTAAAGCTATGCTTTCATCATGGTATGACTTCCATAAAGACCAACAAGAAAAAGACGAAGCACAAATGGTGGAAGCTAAAAAGAAAGCAGGTACAGGATTTACACAATCTGTTATTCAAGGATTAGCACAAACACCAGGAACAATTGCTCTATACGCACCCGCAGTAGTAACAGGCGGTCCTGTTGGTGGATTTGCAGGTATGAATATGTTATTAGAATCTGAAAAGAAAGAAGGCGAAACAGGTTTTGAATATGCAAAAAGAGTAGGACTTGCAGGTGTAGAAGGTGGGCTAAGTGGTAAACTATTACAAGGCTTAAATATGTTTGGCATACCTACAAGATTAACAGGTATGGCTTTAATGGGTGCTTCAGGACCTGCAGAAAATGCAGAAGAAAGAATTGCCAATGCTACAACATTTGCTGTTCTAGGTTTAGTAGGACCTAAATTAACAGCACAAAGTAAAATAGATACTGTTGTTGAAAACTTTGGTAATAAAACAAAAGAATTTTTAACAACACAAAAGAATATAAGAGAAGCAGAAAAAGCTATAAGCAATACTGAGAAATCTCTAGCGGCAATTATTGACCAATATAATTTATACGAAAAGAAAGTTGGGGATTTAAGTGTACAACAAAACAGTATCACTGCAAAAAAAGAAAGAGCAAAAAGTGAAGAAAAGAAAAACGAATATGATACACAAATAAAAAATATTAGTACAGAAATAAACTCTTTAAATTCTCAAAAAGGAAAATTAAAAGATGATATGGAAAGTATTAGTGCTGTCATAAGAGACCACGGACTATTCTCTACAAAGTTTATGAGAGACTTTGATATGGTTGCATCACTAACACCAACAGAAGCTAAGTTAGTATTAGTTGGTGGTAAAGAAATTACAAGAAATAGAAAGAAGAAAAATGCTGAAGGTAAATATGAAATAGTAGAAGAAAATATAACTATCCCTGTAGCTAATACAAAAAAGATGACACCTATAAAGGCAGATACTTTATGGGAAACTGCTATGAATCTCTTTACAAAAGGTGGAAGAAGACAGGCATTACCTGCAAAGTTTTTAGGTGATTATCCTGTAGCAAAATATGGAGTGGATTTAGTAAGTAAGTATGTTATGGAAGTCAATTACATGACTCAATTATTTTTAGAAAATCCTAAAGCGTTTCAAACATCTAAGATAGAAAAGGTATCGGGATTTAATCCAATGCGTTATTCAAGTCTTACACCATCCGAAGGTGGTGCGTTAGTTCGTTGGAAAAGATTATCAACAAATGAACAACTAAAAGTAGTTGAAACAATGAAGACTTTAAATGATGAGTATACTCTATATAGAAAATTAAACAAAGAAGAAAGACTAAAAGATGATAGGTTTGATAATAAAACAGGTGAAGCTACACCAGGATATGTAGGTACATTTGGCTTATCACAAGAAGGTATTGTAGCCATGAAAGATATTCAAAAATCTTTTGATGGAATACAAAAAATATATAATGATTTTGCTATTAACTATGGCGGAAAGAATGTTTCTAAAATAAATAAAAGACCAAACTATTTCCCACAAATATACTTAGGTGACTATAAAGTATTTGTAAACACTAGTAAAGGGGATTTGGTTGGCGTATATGGTGCAGATAATATAAAACAAGCTAACAGAATTAAAGACGACTTAATGAAAGATAATCCTGAATTAACTATTAATGTCCGTAGTAAAACTGTAAGCGAAGTTAAAGACTATTCTGCAGAAATGTTTCAAGACATTATGCAACTGGCTAATAGAAATAAAACAAATCAAAAAACAATTGATGCTATTGATAAATTAGTTACTAATATATACAGAGAAAAAGGATTCAATATCCGTAAGATGACTAGAAAAGGAAAGGTTGTTGAAGGATATTTGGGAACATATGGAAGTTCTAGAAAACGATTACAAGATTTTGAAAAAGCAATCACTATGTATATCAATGGTGGTATTCAAAGTGCATTTAGAATGAAGTTAGCAAATGACTTTACAACATTTTATAAAACACCTATATCCAATAATGTAGGGATTAGAGGGCAAAAAACAATAGCGGATATTTACCCTACTGATTTCCAATTAGCAGAAACTGTAAGAAAAAATGCTACAGGATTACCTATTAATGAACTTGTAAAACAAATGAGAGGAAGTCCAATAGGGTCTCAGCTAGAATCTGCTATAAGTAAATGGTATATTAAATCCGCAAACTTGGCTAATACTTGGTTCTTGTTAGCACTGAATCCTAGATTCTTAATGTTACAGGGAATACAACCTCTTCAAATGTTGCCTCAAAAGTTAGCAGGAATGTCAGCAGAAATAAAAGGTAGTAATATGATTGATGCTACTGCCCACGCTTACTACTCTGTTGCTTTAGGGATGATGCGTACATTTAAACCTACAGAGTTTAACATTGCTTTAAATAAATCTGCAGTTAGACAGGGCGTTATTACAGAGGCTATGTTGAAAGAATATCTTGGGGAAACTTATTACTCTAAAGGGAAAATTAATCCTAAAGGATTGGGTAAAAAGATATGGGGTACTGTTAAAGGTACTGTTCCTGCAGGATTTATGGAAAGATTTACACGACTACAAGCAGTTAATACAGTCGGTGAACATATGTTATCATTAGGATATAGTAAAGAGTTTGTAATTAAACAAGCACCTTATCTTGCAAATAAATTAATGGTGGAATATCACGCATCTCAAAGACCTCTTATCTACAGTATGGCAGGTGCGATATCTAGACCAGCAGGATTGTTCAAAACTTATGCTCACAATTGGTATGCACAAATGGTAGAGGCTATTCAAAAGGCAGAGTTTAAACAATTAACTATTGGTAGACAAAAACTACCTATCCCCATACCTAAAGGACAAACAACACAATTAGCAAACTTTGTTGCAAGTCAAGCTATATTTGGTGGACTAAAAGGTGTTGTGGGAGTTACGTTTATTGATGCTTTAGTTAAAGGATTAAATGCTACAGGATTAACAAACATGAGTACCCTAAGTGACCTATTAATTAAATGGGGATTACCGGATGTATTCTTCTTTGGTGGTCCTTCTACTGTACTAAATGCTGATATGAGTAATTCTTTACAGGCACCAACTACAGACCCAACAGAACTTATAACTTTTCCTAGTTTAGAGTTTTCTTTTAATGCAGCATCGGGCATATTAGAACTATCTAAACACTATCTTAATTACAAACTAGGTGAGCAATTAACAGGTGAACCTTTATTAGACATAACACCTATTCCCCCATCTAAAGTAAGAGATGCATGGAAAAAAGTTACACCGACATCTTACCATGGTTGGATTGAATCTTGGTATCAAGGTAAAGATAATCCTTTTTATATTAAAAATTCTGTAGACAACTACAAAAGAGATGAGGAAGATTGGTGGGCTAGAAAATGGTTGGCTATGAGAAGTTTAAAAGAATCTAAGTATATGACATTTACCTACATGATGAAACAACAAATGGGAAAAGAGTCTATGGGTAAAAGCGATATAGCAAGACTAATGGCAGAATCTTTTATAAAATTTCAAGGTGATATAGGTCAAGCGTGGCAACAATGGATGTATGACCTAGCAGAAGAAAAAGGATTTAAGAATCCTAAAGAATTACACGATGCTATCAAGAGACAATTAAGTGGTATGCAACAAGACTTCTTTGATAAGATGTCTAAAGGTGGAATAACAGAACAAGAAATGGACATATATGAACAAGCCGAAAAGAACGGCATAGTGGGGGATGAATAATATGTTAGGGGGATTACCAGTAGAAATGATTACAATGCTAGGCTCTAGCTTACTCGGTGGAGTAATGTCTATATGGGGGCAAAGCATTAAGGCAAAACAAGACGAACAAAAGATGTTATTAGCACGGGCAGAATTTCAAATGAAAGCCGTTGAGAGTGCAAGGACTTATGAGAACAAAGGATTCCAATGGACTAGAAGAATCATAGCTTTAACGGCTGTGTTCTTTGTTATTGCATGGCCTAAAATAGTACCTGTAATTATGGATATTCCTGTCATCTTAACATGGACAGAATTTAAACCAGGTTTTTTGTTTCTCATAGAGAAGAAAGAAGTATTAATGGACAGAGCATTTGCAGGTGTAGTGATTACCCCTCTCGATACACACCTTATGTCATCAATAGTGGGGCTATACTTCGGTGGGAGCTTAGTGAAAAAATAATGGCATTAGATATTACAATACCGGTAAGAAAAAGACAAGAACAAAAACCTACATACAACGAAGTTTTAAGAACAATAGAGGAACAAAAATTAAAAAAAACAGAAACTGAAAAAGCATTAAATTTTATAGAAAAAGATTTATCTGCATCTCAAAAGAAAAATATAGTAGAGTACTTAGATAAAGTAGCAGATATAGAAAGTAGCGGTGGCACAGATGTTTATGGAAAAGATGCAGAAGGTATATTTCAATTTAAGGTGTCTGACAATTCTTTTCAAGATGCAAAGGATAGATATGTAAACTTAGCAAAAGAAAAAGTACCTAATTGGATATACACCGCAAAGACTCCTATGGAATTAGACTGGGATTCTCAGAGAGCATTGACTGTTATTAACATGATAATGAGAGACCCAAAAACAAAATCAAGAGAATACCTTATGGATATAGCTAATAAAGGATATAAAAATAATACTAATTCATTCTATCTTTGGAAAAAATTTCACCAAGCAGGTCCTGATAATCCACAAGAAGATAGTAATGCTCTAAGAAAATTAGGATTGAATATTAGTTTAAACGATTTATAAACCTTTGCATATCTTCCGATAGTTCTTCAAACTTAAACTTCGTTTCATTAGCTAGGCCGACAAGAATGTTAGAGTGTTGGAAGTCAGGGTACTCTTCTTTAAGATGTTTATATAATACCCTAGAGTTTACTGTATGTTCATCTATTACTAAATTAAAATCTCTATTAATACCTAACGAATAGAATCCAATATCAATTTTAAAATCATACTTTCTTCTTATTAAATTCTTCCAATCTCTCATCCTTTCCTCCCTCTAGTTTTAACATAGTCTCCATAATTCTATACACTTCTCCATAAGGTTTGGTCCACAAATACTTTAAGACTTCCTGTCTTTGTTCTTCATTTATCAAATAGTTCTTCATTTCTTTTCCTCTCTTTTTCTAATTCAATTTTTTCTATTTCCATATTGATGATGTTATATATATCATCAAAGAATACTTTAAGATTAGCGTAGGTTGTTTCAAACACACTCTTCTCTTTAGCGTTTTTCATTTCAAATGCATCTAAGGACACTAACAGTTTACCTGTAAAAGGGTCTTTAATTACTCTCATCATACACCTCTAGTTCATCTATTAAAAATTTATAAATCCTTCTACCTTTTATACTTTGATATTCTCTACCATTTAAATTTGGATTTTTTAGTATATAAGTATCAGGAAAAACCCTTTGATTGTTTTTATTTTTGTAAGTTATATCTATAAGTAAATCTGTATTTAATCTAAAATCAGCTACACCAATACTATTATCTTTCCAAACAGGTTCTTTTATTTCATACTTGTTCATACTGCTTTATCAACCTTTGCAGATACCACTCTGCTTTCTTTAAATCTTCTAAACCATTCTTCCTTTTAAATCTAGTAACATACTTAATCACATTACCTTGGAAATAATCCATGCTGTTTGATTCTATATAATCAGCAGTTTCAATTCCTTCTTTATAGTAAGACGGATTAATCTTATCCATAGTTTTCTACATCCAATAAATCTTTTAGAGGAACTAGCCAACCCCATGAAGTATTACTATCTCCCCCTGGAACAGAACGATACTTATTTTTTTCAAGAATCTTTTTTAATCTATCTGTCTCTAAAGAAATAGCAAAACAGAATTGTTTTCCTCTATACAAATTAATAGTCCAATACTTTGATTCTGTTGTATTTATCCCACTATCTTTACCTCTGCTTTTGTATTCACAAAAGTGATTACCACTCTTAATCCACTTGTCTATCTCGGACTTAACTTCTACATTATCACCCTTTAATATTTCACCTATTATTTTTTCCCCACTCTTACCTACCTCTAAGTCGTATCTAAAATCTGAATTATGTTTCATTAGTTTAATTTCTTTCTCCAATCTTGGATATTTACTACATTATCAAGTCCGTCTTTGTCGATATCTTTTTTTTTATTCTCAATCTCAGCAACACTTAACCCAATTTCGTAGACCATGTCAGGGTCATCAAGGGCTATTTGACAAAGCCCCATTGCTACAGTATAACACATAGCTTTTTGTTCGGTATCTTGTTCATAGTTAGAATGTAAACCACAGGCAAATTTATTGTTGCCATAAGGCTTAATGATAATAACAACACTGTCGTTATCTATTGGTACTCGTTTCATCTAAAGCCTCCTTAGCATTATTTAGTTCTACATACCAACTAAACTTAGGGTTTCTAGCTTTAGACTGTTGTTGGGGCAAGTATTGAATGTTATCACCCCAACATTTATATTTATACTCACAGAAAGAACACACAGTACCCAAAACTTTATTACCTGTCGGCTTTTGATAGAACATTTCTTCAACTAGTTCAAAGCATCTTTCAAAAGGTTCTTCCTTCATCAAGGCTTTGATATTCTTATAAACAGTATCCATAGCTTTTTTTCTATACTGTTCATCTTCTTCAGGTGGACTACTTAATAATAATTCTCCAGTAGATTTATTAACAACAATCCAACCACCGAAAGGTTTGGAAGTGGCTTCCGAATACAAGTAACCTTGTGGTAAGTATCCGAAGATATCATCCTCTGAAAACTTATCAAATCCGCCACCTTGCTCACCAAACTTTTTTTCAAAGGCAAACGGTGATGCACTCTTGATATCATAAACCTTATCATCTATGATGATATCGTATGTACCTTTTATATCGAAGTATTCTGTTTCTAACTTCACATCACCCTGTAAACCATTGATGTTTGCCTTAACTGTTTTTAATAACATTACTACAACTGCTTCTAGTATGTCACCAAATAAATTTCTTAACTTGTAATTATAATTGTCTAGGTTCTTTAGTGACTCATCACCAAAGTATTTTTTTTCCATTTGTAATTGGCATAGAGGTCTGCCAATATTAGACATTCTAATTCTAAACGCTTTTTCTCGTGTGTCTGTAAATTGTTTTTCTACGGCCTTACCACAATCCTCTTTAAACTCTTTGAGTATATCCTTGGGTATAGCAACAGGCTCGTTTTGAGCCTGTGCTAAAAATGATTTTACTTCTTCTAAGAAAGTCAAGCTGACATTTCCTGTAAAATAATTTCATCATCTAAATCGTCTGCCGTAGTAGATGATTTATGTTTTCTCTTTAATGCCTCAGCATACTCTTTCTTGACATAATCATTCTCAGTTTTAATATGTTCTTTAAACATGTTAAATACTTTCTTGTCTTCTTCCGAGAACTTAACGTCTTTATTAGAGTCTTTTATCTTGGCAACAAAATAAGTTACACTACCATTGGTATGTTTATCTGTACCAAAAAACTCTAGGACAGTATTAAACATAATCTTATTTCTTTTGGATAGACTTTTTAACTGGTCGCCAATAGGTAGGAAATTAACTCCCCTTACTCTATATAAAGCGGGTTCATTTACAAGAGACGCATCTTCGCCTTTTGAAGTTTTACCTTTGATAGTAACTAAACCAAACACATTTCTAAAACATGTAATCTTATCTTGTTCTATCTTAACAGCGATATCAAGGTTATCTCGCATAGACCTAGGTATACTACCACAAGCCTCTGTACCATTCGTATCAGGCTTTGCATCAGTCCAACTTGTAAACATGACTGACTTATAATTATTTTCTTCATTCTCTTCATCATATTTTTTATACTGAAATGTATTGAAGAAAGGTCTAAAGGATACCTTTTCAGCATAGATAACTCCGTGTTGCTGTGAATCAACCTTAAATAATCCTCGTTTTATAAGGTTACCGTCAGCGTCTTCAGAGTCATAGTTAATAGATAATCTTGATAGTATGGTACTATCTCCACCTGATTCAGTCTCTTGGCCTATCAGAGCCATTAACTTTTCAGGGGATAAATTATCTATATCTGTAGTCAAGTCGTTTGTCATATAATATTCTCCTATTATAGTTTTTATGTATCTGTATTATATCATACTTCTGTGGATAAGTCAAGCCAATTTTTACCTTTTTTTATTTCAAAGTCTAAAGGTACGTTTAACTCACAGTCGTATCGGTGTAACAAGGAATCCTTAACATTAGTAAAACCAGTTTTAATAATACTAAGTACTTCATCTATCTCATCAGGATGAGCATCTAAAACAACAGAGTCATGAACTGTATTGATGATAAGACTTTTTAGATTCCTTTCTCGTAGTAGTTCCCAAACATTAATACATGCAATAGGAACAATATCTGCTGTTGCAAATCCTTGTACAGGATAGTTCTTAATTGTTGTACCGTTAGAATACATATATTTACCTGTGTATCTATCTATACTTCTATAAACATTAGGGAAGTAATACTCTCTACCACTTGGTAATCTAACAATACTTGTCTTATAAGCCTTCTCTTGTAATTGGTCATGCCACTTAGCAATGTCTTTATACTTCTTTAAAAATTTATCATAGTATTCCTTTTCTTTTTTCTTGCCCATTGTTCCACCATATAAAGGTTTAAATGTATGGGCCTTTGCATCCTGTCGTGAACAACCAATGATATCTGCAGTGTATTGGTGAACATCAACCCCATTCTTAATATCTTCCATACCTTGTTTATCTTGAGCCAAGAAAACAGCAGTACGAAATTCTAATTGGGCAAAGTCTACCTCAATAATTTGCCCACCATCGAAACGAGATTTAATTATTCGTTTCACAGGAAACTTATCACCCCTCGGCATATTCTGGAAGTTAGGTTTGGAAGACGATAACCTACCAGTTGTAGTAGTATACTGATTGTATGAAGGGTGTAAGATATTATTCTCTCTTGTGTTATCTCTGATACCTGTCAGGAAAGTATTTAGGTATGTTTCAATCGCACTGTATCGAATAATACTATCAACAAAATCTTTTAATGCACCTTCTGATATGGCACTAATTTTAGTTAAGGTTTCTTTGTCAGTTTTAAATCCACCTTGAGACGCATCGCTAACCATTCTTGTTTTATAATTGAATCCTGCACGAGCCTCTGTCTCTACAAATAACATTCCTTGAGCAGAACATTTAGTACATTTATTATCTGACTTATAAAGAGAGCCGTCTTTTTTAATCCTTCTAATAAACCCTAAACCACTACAAATATTACATTGCTCAGCTATAGTTTTATACACTTGGTCAGTATGTTTTAAAACAAGTTGTTCAAAATCTCTCTCTGATATTCTAGGTCTTTTCTTTGGCTTACGACTTCTTTTGTCAATACCAATATTAAATAATGTAGCCCAAGTACTTTTATCTTGAACCTTTCTAGAATAAATAACTTTAGATAGGTCCTCTGTTGATGATAAGTTAATAGGGGTATCACCCATAACTTGTTGAATAATTCTGTTAATCTTATTCTTTAAACTGTAGTACTCTTGGTTTAATTCTTTCTCTACATTTTCTAATTCTGTTAAATCAATATAGTTTCCATTACATTCCATATCAATAAGAACACGTAGAAAATCATTCATTAAATTAAGAGTAGGTTTTAAAGTATTATTACCGGGCTGATTGAACAATCTTACTTGTGTAAGATAGAGTTGTTTAGTAATCATAACATCTTGCTTACCATACTCTTCTAATTTTTCCATAGGTATTTCGTCAATGCCATACCCACTTTCCATGTATGTCGCTAAGATATCAGACTTAACACTTAATCCTCTTCTCTTACAAGATTCTTTTAAAGATATAGATTTGTTCTTAATGCCTCTGTTCATAACATACTCAGCTAACATAGTGTCGTAAAGTTTACCATTATAAGTAAAGCCAAACTCATACATCCATGACATATCAAACTTTAGATTATGTCCTACTACTAAAGTAGAAGCATTTAAGATTTGTTGTATTCTCTGTTTACTGTCTTGTATTTTTTTCATATCCTTCATATCTTTGTGATAGAAGAAATAGTACTCATCATTAATCCCTATGCTAACTAATTTATTTTCAGGATTAAAAGGTGTTGGGTCACCGTCTTTGGTGAAAGTGGTTTCGATATCTAATACTGTAATCAAGTGTCTTCCTTTCTAAAAAATTGATTTATATTGTGATAGTGCAGGTATCAAATGTAGTTGAAATACAGGGTGAGTTCCTGATAGCTTATTCTTGGATATAGATATTGTTCTAGTGTTGCCTTCATTAACATTCTCTTCATCTGTATCATTCTTTCCAATACCAATAATCAAATCAGCTTCCGCCGCCTTGCCTGTCTTAGAATTTTCCATAACATTAAAACTAAGATTAAGTTTACCATGGCCTTCGGCTGATGCCTGTGACATACCTATAACTAAACAGTCATGTCTCTTAGCTAACTCTCTCGCTTGTAAATAAATATCTCTTAGTTTCTCATGAGAAGAATTAAACTTACCCGAAACATTTACTTTGTCAAGTTGGTCAATGACAAGTATATCTACTTTATTATCTTTACAGTAAGTATCTAAATCTTCCATAGTCATCCCCACTTTGTCATGAGTAAAGATTCTAGACTTAATTTTATTCCACTGTTCCTCAGCTAATTTTCTACTTCCATTGTACACCTCTTTTCTTGTGATGTCACTACAAGCATTAATCATTCTCATCTGTGTACGTTTGGCGGGTTCTTCATTGATAAACGAATGACAGTTATGTCCTTGCCATGCAAAGCCATTCTGTTTTGCAACAAGGCTAACCCAAAAGGCAGTCTTCCCTGTTTCAGGTCTAGCGAATACAACCATAAAGTTACCTCTACCTATACCACCTGTTGAATTTTGTAGTTCATCAATGTTAAACTGGAACTCGCCATTGTGTTGATTGACGGAAAGTATTTCATCAAAGTCATTACTAACCAAGGTGTCATCTTTGTCTTCAAAGTTTTCCTCATCCACTTCATTAAGAAATCTTTTAATCTCTTGGAAAGAATGTTTGCTAGGATTGTTTCCTAATTCAATACAAAGTTTAGACATCTCATCTGCCTTAGCCATTTTGTACATACTCTTGATAGCATTTTCCACAATGGTGTCAGACATCGGTGATGACCTCTCCAATCTGCTGATAATGTTTTTAATATTAAGCTGTGCATTAACACTTTGATTAGCGAAGTATGTTTCAAAGAAACTAATTCGTAAGTCTTCAAATGTAATCTGCTCTATCTTTGGATTGTCCTCATAGATTTGACAGATTGCATTGTAAATATCTCTTACTCCATTAGAGAAGAAATCTTTGTGAATAATTTTTTTAACTCTAAGAAAGTTCTTTTTTTGTAATAGAATTTTGAGAACATATAATCTTAGGTTTCCGTCTTCCATGTTTACCTTTCTATCTTACTGTGTAAGATTAGTATTGTATCTCCATTAGTCTTGCTTCCATTTTACATTTAGCAATCTCTAATTCTTTTAAACGCTCTGAATCACAATTCACTTTAGTTTCTTCAACTATAGGTTTTAGTTTTTCTATTTTAATATTATCATTTCTATCTCTATCAACAGTAAAAGAACACCCACTAATAGTAAATAAGAAAACTAAAGCGACAATAAATACAATATAATTAAGAGGATTCATTTTTATAATTCCTTAACAATCCTTACGGCAGGTACTTGAGTCATCGTTTCTGCATCGAAGTACTTATCTCTAGTGATACCACAGTCTTTAAGATTATTAAAGGCACTGTCCATAATTACTTCTTCATAGCTACCGTATGTACCTTCCTTAATAATATTACTAAAATCAGAACGATACCCTGTTTCACTAAAAGGTAATTGATATTCTTTTAATCTCTTCCATGTAGCAATCCTACAACCACTAGCCTTGTCTATCTTCATCGGCTCAAAAGTATGGTCATCATTATCCCCTAAGTCTTCAAGTGCTTTGTTATGAAACTCTAAGCTATACATGACTGTCGGTTCACCATAAATATCGTCATACCTTTCTTTACCTACTTTTACTATCGTAGCCACCCCCATGATGTCTACTAAATATTTTTTAGTCTTATCAAACAATCCCATTCTATTTCCTTTCTATTTGTATGAATGCGTTTTGTAATACTCTTCATATGTTTTCTTTACATATGAAACATGTTCTTTCTCTAGTATGTCTGCATATTTTTTTGCCAAACCATAACTATCAAAAAATTTTTTTCTATCTCTAAAATAAACCATACTGCCTGTGCTTGAATGCGTAAGTCTAGGTATTTTTAATTTAAATTTTAATCTATTACTGTTTCTCGGAATAAAAGATTCAATACCTATAAAATTATTTTTATATATAGGTTGAACATAATCTTTTACATCTACTATTTCCTCTACAGTATTTAATTTATTTATAAATCTTACATGTTTTCTTAACCCAAACTTCTCATTGCCTTTCCTATTTTTATAAAATTGATTATTGTATTGAGTGTATTCACCTTCATGGTGAACTACAGGGTCATATTTGTTTTTATAAAAATCAGTAACAGCTTCTGATATTTTAAATCTACCCTTACGACTACCTTTTTTGTAGTGCCTTTCTAATATATTACTATACATGCCAATCATACACAGGTAAATTTAAAAACACATAAGATATCATAGCCAATACGATAATAACCAAGGCAATCACAAACCAATCTTCTTGCATAATTCATCCCCCCATTTTTTTAATTCGTCAATACTATAATACTTCAAATCTTTCTCAATCATTTCAACATAACTAGGAATATGATAAGACATGGTATCTCTTATCTTAAAACTTTTTTCTGTAGCATCTTTGTCTAAACAAACAAAACATCTATCTACTTTGTCAGCAATAGGCATGACATAATCATCAGGTAATCTTGTTCCCATAAGGGCAATGCCTGTTAAGTTAGCGAGAGCCACCTTACAGGCCGAGACACAATCTTCCACAATAATGCCAATGTATTTATTAGTACCTACCATGAAAGGTAATGATGAAGTACCATACTTATACCACTTGGGAGTTATGTTCTCGGCCAGGCCTCTACCGATTGCACCCACGACAGTGCCGTCTTGTTCAATTAGAAACACGAGTCTATCTTGCTTCACATCATACATCATTCTAGCTTCGGTATTTTCTAGCTGATATTTAGAAATAAATTCTCTTGCTTTATTATTTCCGTAGACGGTTACAAATTCTTTAGGAATAATGAAGTCATCAGTCAAACTTGACCTGTTCATCTTACTGTGTAAGAAATTTTGTAAGTCGTCTACGGTAGCCCCAACAGAGTACGAGCCTTTAACACCACAGTTAGCATGAAAGCAGTACCATGACAGTTTACCACCTTCATTTCTAACTGATAGTGTATTACGATTCAAACAGAAAATACAGTCTCCACGATATGCTTGGTTTGAGTTTATGTTTAACTCTTGTATTTTATTTAATTGGTATTTGTATTCCATTTGTTTAATCAGTATACACTTTTTTTAGATAATGTCAAGATAAAATTTAACTTGACAAAATGTTAAAAATATGATAACATCTACCTGTCGCCAACGGGTAATATAGTATATACTATTACTACAGGTAGAAAATATATTAAGCATTATCTTTACTAGCTAACCCTACATAAAGTATTTCTCTATCGGTTTCCTTATCGTATAAAGCTGAAGTTAATCCTTCTAAGACATACTTGTCCTCAGCTTCTTGTTCAGATTCTGCACTAACAAAATACTTTTTAGTTTTAGTTTCCTTAACATAAACTACATAAACTTTAGTCATAGTATCCATTGTTTTTCCTTTCTGTTAATTTTTCTATTTCGTAGTCATTGAACATCATATCTATCTCTTCATCTACGATACAACTACCCCTTAATTTTTCTACTGTTTCTTCATCTTCTAACCATGCACCATGTCCTTCACATACAGGGCATTCTTCCCATTCATCATACCTAGGCTCAGGGCATATGGGTATTCTTCCCAACCCTTCACATTCCGTACATTCTATTTTTATTTTAGTCATTGTTTATCCTTTCTACTTTTTTTATTCTCACATATTCCCTGTCAAATGTGACGACAGGATTTTGATGTGAAATCTTTTTTGCTATACTCTTTACTAACCCTCTAGCATTTTCAGGTGTATCCGATAATACATTATAATGCCTGACTGTCACTAGATGAGCATAGACTTTATACTTATTCATATTTGTATTCCGATAGGGAACAGTATTTCGGATTCAATATATACACAAACTTGGATTCCTTTCTTTATTAAATTTTTGTTAATAAATATACTGTTCCCTATCATTTGTACATTCTCTCACAATTTAAAACATATGTCAAGTAAAAAATGTACAAAACTTGCATGGCTACTATGCCGTAAAAACACTTGTAAAATAAGGGTTTTACACTATAATATATAATATATACACTACTAAAAAGGGGGTGAATTAAATGCATGTTTATGGTATTACTGAAAAATCTATCAATTTTTTTATTAATTTGTTTGGTGGCAATCGTGTTAATGAAACAAGCATCAGGAAATTTGTTGAAGTCGAATTTCGACCATATGACAGGGAGTGGGCTTTCGAGAAATATAAAGCTGAAAGACTCAATCATGTCGCATAATGGATAGTTTTTTTCCATTTTAAAGAGCATACAGGGGGTACTTGATACCCCTCGTGTATGTTTTATCACAGGTTTAAAAGTCAGTATAAAAGATTTCCCCATGTTCCCTCATTTGTATTAGATGTTTTAGTGTTTGTTCTAAAAATTCTAATCTCTCGTATTCCTCATCATCCCAACCTTCCCCATTACGCCAATTCTTTTTAGCTTCCTCAATTTTATCCTGAGTATATTTTATATATTCAGCTAAGTAATAAACGGCCATTAGTTTTTATTGATACCTATATTGATAGAATCAATAATCACTTTCAATTCTTCACTAGTCTTGATGAGATTATCTCGTATCTCTTGCATAGCATGTTTGTTATTCCCATGAAAATGGGGATGATACTGCATCCATTCATACG